GAGGAGGTACAGTTGCTGACCTACCTACTGATAATTTACCATGGGCAACAGTATTACAACACGCATGTCAAGCAGGTAACGATGGACAAGGTGAAAGTGCAGGACAACTGCAGCCTGGTGCCATTGTTATGGGATTCTTCATGGATGGAGAATCTGCTCAAATGCCGATTGTTATCGGTGTTTTACGCATTCAGAAAGGAAAGAGTAAAAAACATAACTTCACCCTTACAGGTGAAAACATGGAGGATGGAAGTCCAGGCACGGTGAATCCTGCACTTAGAAGAACTGCAGATCCTAATAGTATTGATATTAATAATAAAGAAAATGCTTCTGGATCAAATGCTGTCAAACTCCCTGGAAGTGAGGTATCTCCAGAACCTGCAGGTCCAGGATCACCTAATAATGTAGGTGTACACCTCCCAGGAAGTGCAGGTAACACTGCAAAACCAAGATCTCCTAGTAAACCAATCGCTACTGCTAATGGTGTAGGTGGTCCATGGAAGTCTGTGGAATCTAAGTTAAACTATCTTATTGAAGACGTTGCAGATACTGCAGGTACACTTGTTGCAACAGAAGATGGTAACTTTATTGACATTGTATCTGGTAAAGTTGTAACTATTGAAAAACTTACAGCAAAACTACAAAACTTCCTAGGTGCTATCTTCTCTCAAATCGTCTCTGCAATTAGAGAAGCAACATCACAACTTGCTGAAAAAGTTGGTGGTGCACTGGATTTTAGTAAATTAGCACCAGGGGTTCCGTTTGCACAAATGGAAGTTATTACACAGGCAGTGACTCAGATTTTGTCATCTCTCTGTATTTTTGATAGTGAAATCACTAACTTTATTCAAGACCCTGTTTCCGCTATTCAGAGTGGTATTGAAAGTTTACTTAGCGGTGCTATCAGCAAAGCACAAATGGTAGTACAGGGTGTTCAAGATACTATTGATAGTATTGTTTGCTCTGTACAGAAAGTTCTTGATCAACTTAAGAGTGTTATCAACACAGTAAAATCAGCAACTAGTGCGGTTGCAGGTGTTGATGAGATCATCAGCAGTTGGGAAAAAGGAACTGGCATCTTTGATGGTGGATCTGACATGTTCCAAAATGGACTTTCTGGTCTTGCAGGTTTACTTGCTCTGTTTGTTAAGTTTATTGGTGGTGGTTGTGATAGAAAACCTGATGGTGGTAAAGATAATCATGGATACTTCCCACTATTCGGTGTCACAAACTGTAGTGATGAAGAACTAGAAGCAATCAACAAAATTCGAGGCAGTAATAGAGGAAGTTGTAACTCAAGTGGTGGAGGATCAGAAGCAGCAAACGGTGTTTTAGATCAAATCTTCACAAAAGCAGATCCATATTTACAAGTAGCAAAAACATTTGTTGATGGTGGATATGATCATCATGTAGGAACCCCAGGTCGTCAGGCACACGTTGTCAAAGAACCTAGTGGAACGACTCACTCTTCTTATAATATTAATAACAATACTTTTGCAGAGTGGACTTATAAAAAACAAGTAAAATCCCAAAATCCCGATATTTCTGACGAAGAACTGGCGAAAAAAACAGAAGAATATAAAAAAGCAAACAGGGGCGGTAGTAAAGATGACACAGGTAACTTAGTTGCTGATCACTCTGCATACGCAGGTAATCACACTGTAGATGTTATGGGTGATGACTGTGCTACTGTTGATGGTGATAAGGTGGTAAACGTTGAAGGTGACTATCGTTTGAAAGTTACTGGTGATTGCCACATTGAAGTTGGTGGTGGATTCTTCTTTGCTGCTGAAGGTGCACCTAAGACAGTAGATAGAAACGGTAAGAAGAAGAGTGAGAAGATTCAGAAGCACCAAATTACATTTGCATCTGATGTAGATATCAAAACTGCAGGTGCTAAGATGGAATTACAGGCAGCAGAATTTGGATTCGGTGCACCAAACATGAAGTTTACTGGATCTACCTTTGAAAACTCATACAAAGTTCAGAAGATGACTGGTAATGAGATTATTGCTACAGGTAATAGTGTTATCAATATCTTAACTCCTGTCTTGAATCAAATGATCAATACAGAAGCAACATCTATGGTTGCTGCACCAGGGATCTATACTCTTTGCCATGGTAATATTACAACTACACAAAACCCATCCAAGACTATTCCTTACCCATATAATAAATTGTTGAATCCTACTGGTCCTGTATCAATGACTTGTGGTCTAACAGGATATAATCAACAAGTTCTAGAGGGTGCACACAATGTGAACGTGGTCAAAGGAGTTATCAATATGACTGCTCTGAAGGGTGCTGTAAGCGTCACTGCTACTAAGGGTGCCATGTCACTGACAGCAGGTGGAGTCATGAAACTGACTGCTAAGACTATCTTCTTGAATTAATTTATGGATAAAGAAACCTTGACTAAAATGCTCATTCAAAATGAGGATGATTATCATGAACTTCCGATGTATGGATTGATTCCCGATTGGTATCTTCGTTATTGGGAACTACACGTTGCAGTGTATAAGTATTTGGGTATCCCCGAAGAAGATTATTGGGGACCTTGACAGGCACAGGGTGGTCTGCTATACTACATAGGTACAGGAGATTTATGAACAACACCTACCTACAACACGTCTTTATTGACTTTTCTAAGCGATCTGTAAAACTCTTGGACAACGAGGGGCACGATCGTGTAGTCGATTGGATGTGGAACAAAGAAGGTGCTGAAGGTTTCGTTGAAGTCGTCAGTGCTATTCAAGATGAACTTGACCCAGACATGATCACTTATTGTTTTGCAGAAGTATGATTGGACCTATTGGAATTACTCTGCGACAAGCAGAGGATCATTTTGACTTTATTTTGGATCTGTGTGATCAACAACATGTGTGTTGGAAAGTCACCCGTCCTGACGGGAAGTCTGCTATGCTAGTTCCTGTCAATGAAGTTCCACCTGTTCCAGAAGAGATTCAAAATCAGGTAGAAGAGTTTAAAAAATCATTTATGGAGGCACAGAGTGAATAACATAGGATTGGAAATCGTATTCTGGACAGTTCTGGGAGTATACATTCTTGCAAAGTTGGGAGTGTTTAAGAAATGAACTGTTGGTCATGCGGATTTCCAAATCTTATTTGGGGTGGAGATAATGATACCCCAGAGGGTTATGAATATGAGATTGAAACCAATCTAAGTTGCCCTCGATGTGACGCATTTGTACTTGTTTATCATCAACTAAGAATCGCTGATAAGAAATGAGACCTGAGACTAGACATGCAATGGAAATGTTATTTCATGCTAAATGGAACTTGCCAAAAGCAGCAAAACATTGTAAACTGACCAATAAGGAGATGAAAATCACCTTCAACGAATACTGTATGTTTCACCACCCTACATATGAAACTCCGTAATGTAATTCTTTCTGGACTGATGTTTGGAATGGCGCATGGTATGGCACCAGTGATGGCAGATCCTATTAAAAATGAGGACTACTATAGTAATCATTCCATGGGATGTATGCTTCTTAAAGAATGTACTGATGATGTTGAGAGGATTAACTCATCTCTCGATCTTAAGAATGCATTTCCAATGTCTCATTGGGATGTGGTGAAAGATGAGTTTGATTACATGATGATTGCTCTCAAGAAGATTGGTGTGGAAGTTTACCTTGCTGATGAAAAGTATTTCCCAGTTGGACATCGTGGTGTCTATCATACTGTGAGTAACAACTTCTTTTTGAACAGAACATTTGTGCGTCGTCCTCATGTTCTGATGAGTGTAATGCGTCATGAAGGATGGCACGCTGCTCAAGATTGTATGGCAGGTACTATCGAGAATAACATGATTGCTATTATCAAACCAGAGGAAGATGTTCCTCAGATCTGGCAAGATATGGCAAAGAGTGCATACAAAGATATGCCTCACGCTATTCCTTGGGAAAAAGAAGCAACTTGGGCAGGAAAAACTGGAGGTATGACTCAGAGAGCACTTGAGTCTTGTGCTCGTGGTACAATGTGGTCTGATTATGAACCTACTCCTTTGACTCGTCAATGGTTAGAAGAAAATGGGTACATCAAATGACTAAACAGGAGTCTAATTTCAATAACATACTGAAAAGATATGTTCACAGAAAAAACGTTCTTCGATTCAAACGTCAACATTTATTGAGAGATAGAGTTTTTATGAGGGAATTGCGTACTATCACTAAAAGTAAAACCCCTGATGAACAGTGTTCATTTCTTCTTCAAAAACTCAGGGATTTTAACAAAATAATTTTTGTCGATTATGAGGGAACCTACGAACTGGTTACAAACTTATGAAACTACCAAACTGGCAGCACCATTCAAAGAAGGAGCAAAAGAGGCATCTTAAACCTCAGGCACTTCGTGCTGCCAAGAAAAGGTTGCAAGCATTGAAGAAAAAACTGGGAGTGTGGCGGAATCGGTAGACGCACCAGACTTAAAATCTGTTGACCTTGAGTCGTGGGGGTTCAAGTCCCCCCACTCCTACTAAATAATCAAAATGCTGACACCTATGGGAATCTATGATATAATATACTCACAGTTTGACCTCGGTCCAGGATTCTGGAATCGAGAGTTACGAACTCAGGATCTTGAGGGATTCATGAGTCAATATTACATCGACCCAAAAGGTAAACTCTGGAATATTGATTATTCTGGAACCTATGTCTTTGAAGATGCTGATTGTATTAAAGTTGCAAAAAGCACCAATCATGGAAAGGTAGCACCTTATCTACTATCTAAACAGTTAGAACTCTATCCTGCAAAATGGGGAGTTCACTACGCACCAACCCCTCGGTGCATGGTTACATTTGAAGAGGGGGTTGTAGTTGAATCTTATTATTCTTAATGGCATACCTAGTTCATCCTCTACCACCTAGAAAAGTCTGGGTGAAGAAAGAATATCTTTATGATCTTGAAAAGGGACATGGAGAACTTACCCCAGGAATCTGGATCTCTGTTCGTTCTATTCAAGCAAAAGCATTATATTTTGAGACATTGCTTACTGATTATGGTGCACTCTTCGATAAGTTGCCACTCAGTGCATTTGTATGGAAAGAGGATATTGACTGGGATGATCAGTTACCCCTTGATGTATTAGAACTCTGGGATTGTTTTGACTATAATATTACTGTGGTAGAAAAACCTATCCTAGGTAGATGTTCTTTCTATGGTAAAGACAAGAAAATGCACCCAGGTGAGTATGAGTTTACGATTGATACTGCACATCCTGACTTCTCTGTATTAGATACAAACTTCTCGGAGCATGATCCAGAGCATAAGACATTCAATGTCATTGCACTAGACAACGGACAGTTTGCTGCACAACCTAACAATAGATGTCAGTTCTTTGATAATAGTTTGGTTGATAATGATAACCTCAAACGACCTGACTTTAAGGTATGTACACAGAATTATGCTGTAGAAACTCTACCTAAGTGGTGGTCTGTCGGACATACGGAAGAGTGGGCATATCGAACTGAAGAAGAGGTTAAAGAATCAGACCTTTAATAACCTTTATAAATAAAACTGTATCAAATAGTGTGATTATTCGTGGGAACCAGAAAGATTTCACAACTGGAGACTATATCGGACGCTAACCTGTCTGGAGAAGCGATTCTTCCTGTGGTGGTGTCGGATCCCTTGATTCCAAACAGAAAAGCAAAGATAAATCAGTTATTTAAGGGACTGGCACAGGGAACTAAAGCATCCCCTGGATTATGTTTTGACTTAGATAGAGACAGTGGATTGTATCAGAATGCATACGATCAACTCGGCATTGCCTTCGGTGATGGTGGATTTTACTGTACTCGAATTGATAATGGAAACAGTAGTACATCTCTGTACATTACTGCGGTTGATGATGTCGCAAACAATACTGATATTGTGCTCGCACCGAAAGGTACGGGTGCTGTAAAAGTTACGGGTAACTTCCTTATCTCTGACCAGACCTTCATCTTAGAAGATGCTCAAGGTCCAAAGGCAAGATTTGAAGTTAGTAACGTTGGTACTGGTACTAACACTCGTATCTTCACTCTCCCTGCTATTACTTCTGGTAACGGAACTACTGTTGTTGGTGCTGATACTCAACAAACACTGACGAATAAAACACTTCTTATTGATGAAGACAACTTTGTTCTTGTAGATGGTACAGAGGAAGCAATCTTCCAAATCAACTGGCCAACTACATCAGGTGCAAGACGTTCTTACTTCTTACCTGACGCAGGTACAGTAACAACTACTGCAGAACCTACTGCAACTGCATCTACTTTACTTGATACAAAATCAGAACAGACTACACTTAATAAAACTATTGTAGATCTGAAGTTGGCAGCAAACGCTGAGACAGCAACTAACTATGCTATCTTTAATACGTCTGCTCTAACTGCAAACAGGATCCTTACTGTTCCTGATTTATCATTAACGTTTGTTGGTACAACTACAACTCAAACACTCTCTAACAAGAGTTATGAGAACGCAATCTTTACGGACAATACTGATACAACTAAGAAGGTTTCGTTTAACCTTGCTAACGTAAACACATCAACAAGCGAAGTTTTTAGATTCCCAAACACGGACAGTCTAAATAGAGGTGCAGACACATATAACATGCTCATTACTGAGAAGTCTGCAGCAGAACTCTTTAACAAGAGTTTGAACAATCCAGTAGTTAAATCAACTGGAAATGTTAGTGGACAGATTACACTGTCTGCTGAAGGTATTACAGGTCCGAGAGTGATTAAGTTCCCTGACGCTGATGCCACACTCCTATCTACTGAAAACGTTACTGTTGATGACGTTACATTCGGTGCAGGTATCGGAGCAAACAACCTCACTGGGTTAACAAGACAACAACAATTCTTTTACTCTGGATTCTAATAAACAATGTCTAAACAAGGATTACTTGCCTCAGCAAAACCAGGTGCGACTACCAATACGGTGCTCTACAAAGCACCTATCGATGCGTCTGCAAGTACGGTTTTGTCTGTGACTGCACAAGGTGGATCAAACACCACTTATGATGTTGCTGTAAAAGACTACGATCAACATGTAGTTCTGGATGCTTCAACTTACAAATTACACACTGGTGACGTGTTCACTGGTTATAGGTTTAACTTAGGTACGGCAGTTGGTGCTGATCAAGGTCTTAACGTTAATCAAGCATTAACATCTGCTGATGGAGAAAAGTCAGCAGTGTTTGAATCATTTTATATTCCTCCTTTCACTTCGATTGCAGTGAAAAGCAAAGCAATTAGATCGGTTGCAGTTGAATCTGTAACTGGTACTTTCGCAGTTGGTAATACTATTTCAAAAGGATCAGGTGGTAACACATCTGTTGCAACCATTTTTGCTGTAGCATCTGGTTCTGGTGGTTCAACTCTTTATATCGGTCCCTCTACCTTGAACGGTTCTGGAACTGAGTTTACTGATGGTGATTCTATCACTGCATCTGGTGGTGCAACTGGTACTATCTCATCTGGTGGTGTTGGTACTGCTGCAAACGAGTTCACTTTTACCACCTCTGGTGGAACTGAAGATTTGTATCTTGGAACTTCATTAAGTGTTTTAGGAGATAGAACCTATCGTTTTGATGTATCCGACTCAAGTATGAGTGGTTTGGTATTCAAACTCTCTGAAGTTGTGAATGGTGAGTGGGGTCCTGACGGGACTGCAGGTAACACTGATGATGGTACTGAATACACTACTGGTAAGACTACTAACGGAACTGCAGGTTCTAGTGGTGCATACGTTCAGTATGATCTCACTGCAAACACTAGTCTACCCGCATCTCTGTACTTTTATGAAGGAACAACTGGAACTGCTGCTAACTCAAACTATGGGGGATCAGACAGAATTATCAATACATCAAGTTCATATTCTTATGACTCTGTTTACGTTTACAATGTTTCTGGAACATGGGTAGACAACTCAGATACCTTTACATATAACGGTGTAACTTATACTGTTACTAGTCAGACTGCAGGTCCTTACGGTTATGTTCGTGACTATACAGGCACTGCTCTGTATGTTGTTCTTGGAGAGGGTTCTGCAAACATTGCAGGTTCGGATACTTTCTTAGATAATCCCAAGTTATCAACTGGTGCTCGTTCTACTGTAACAGTTTCTTCTGTTACTTCTTCGGGTGCAACAGTAGAGACTAAGCATTATATCCGTAAGGACAATGCTATCACTGCGAACACTACAGAAGAGATCAAATCTCTTGTTATTGGACCAGGGCAAAGACTGGTCGTTGAGAACAATGACGCAGATTGTTCATTCACTCTAGTCGGTTTTGAAGACAGTTCTACTGGATTCACAACTCGTGCTTATGCTCAAACTACTGGAACTTCTGGTTCTGGCGGTGGAAGTTAAACCCCAATAAATAATCAAAAGCAGTAATAGGAAATGTCTCTAACTAGACTAAAGAATATTATTACGTCCAGAACTGGACGTATCATATATGTCAACCCTGACGATTTCGACGCATCAGATGCTATCGATAACAGAGGTAACTCTGCTTTGCGTCCGTTTAAATCGATTCAAAGAGCATTCCTAGAAGTAGCAAGATTTTCATATAGAGTTGGTTTAAGTAATGACGAGTTTGATGCTTTCAGTATCATGCTCTATCCTGCTGAATATATTGTAGACAATAGACCAGGGGATGTGCTATACACAAACGTAGCACCGATTGATGCTAACTCAAACCTTGATTTAACCTCACCTAACAACGTGTTATACAAGTATAACTCTGTTGAAGGTGGTATCATCGTACCTAGAGGTTGTTCCCTCGTTGGTACTGACCTCCGTCGTACAAAGATCATTCCAAAATATGTTCCATACCCTACAACTTATGCTGCAAAAGGCATTAACACAGAAGATCAAGTTCCTCCAAGAACAGCAATCTTCAAAGTTACTGGTGGTACTTATTTCTGGCAATTCTCTTTCTTCGACGGTGCTGAAGAAGGTGTATACTTCAAACCTGATAGCGTAGAGACACTTGCACCTAAGTTCTCACACCATAGATTAACTTGTTTTGAGTTTGCTGACGGTCTCAACCCTCTCTCCAAACTTATTACTGACGGTACAGTTCCAAACACAGATTACTCTGCTGTTCCTAACATCCTTGAAAGAACTGACCTAGAGATTTATTATCAGAAGGTATCGAAAGCATTCGCAACGATTCCCGATACCTCTGGCGATCCTGCTGCTGACCAGATTCAACCAAGGGTCGAAGAAAATAGAATCGTTGGACCTATCTCCGATGAATACAGAGTCTTACAGATCACAAGAAATGGACAGACAGCAACGGCTGTCACTGTTGACGAGTTTGATAATCCCAGGGATCACGGATTTTCCGTTGGTGTTAACATCAACGTTAGTGGTGTTACTGGATCAACTGGACCGCAATCCGAAGTTGATGCAGGACTTTATAACGGAAGTTTCACGGTCACATCCGCAAGCGGTAACGTCTTTACTTACCAAATGCAAGGAGAACCAACAGGAAACGCAGTCGGATCAAACATCACAGTAAAAACTGAGATTGATACTGTTGACTCTGCATCACCTTACGCATTCAACCTGTCACTTAGAAGTGTGTGGGGTATGAATGGTATGCACGCCAACGGTTCAAAAGCAACTGGTTTCAAATCAATGGTTGTGGCACAGTTCACTGGACTGTCACTCCAAAAAGATGATAGAGCGTTTGTTAGGTATAATCAATCAACTGGAAACTATGATGTTGCAACTGCAGGAGACGGTGCACACTTAGATGGTTTCGCTGAGTATAGAAAAGGATGGGGTCACGAACACATTAAGTGTAGTAACGATTCCTTCATCCAAGCGGTGTCGGTGTTCGCTGTGGGATATCAAGGACACTTCACTGCACTAAGCGGTGGTGACATGTCAATCACCAACTCTAACTCTAACTTTGGTAACACTGCTCTTAGATCAGCAGGATTCAAAGCAAAAGCATTCTCGAAGGACAAAGCAGGTGCATTGACTCACGTCATTCCACCTAAAGCATTGAATGTTATCTCTACGATTGCATCTGGTTCTAACGGTACTAATACTATTACGTTGGCATCTGCAAAAGTTGGTGATGCTCTAGGTATCATTCAAGGTATGGTTGTAACAGGAACTAACATTCCTGCAGGTACAACTGTTGGAACTGTCAATACTAACACTGGTGCTATCACACTCAGCAGCACTCTTACTGGAAACATCTCAGCAGGTAATATAATCTTTGGCGAGGAAACTTCTGTTAACTGGGTTAACATCGATATTCAAAGGACTAAGGTCGTTAATGCATCGCTTGCGGGTCAAGGTGGAACCCCAGGAACTAGACTATATCTGTATGGATATACGACTGAAGCGTCACCTCCTACAACTAGAGTGCAGGGTTTCACCGTTGGTGCACGTCAAGATGGCACAGGTAATACTGCTATCGCAGACAAGATCAACTGTCTCCTAGTTGCAAACGGTGCAACTGTTGCAACTGTTCAATCAGCAAGCATTTCACCTTACGGACCTAGTGTATCTGGTCTGGCAGCAGGTGTAGCAGGATCCCCGATCCAATATGATAGTGCAACTTATACTATCAATGGTGTAGCAGGTTCAGTTGGTGGTTGGTATCTAAATGTATCGGCAAACTCCGAAATCTATCAAACTTTATCTACAAATACGCAATATAATAACGTAAACTTTACTCCAAGTACTTTCCTTAAGAGAATCCCTGACCCTCGTGACTTGCAGGATAGAACTTATCGTGTAAGATATGTCATTGATAAGGATAAGTCTAACCCTCTACCTAGAGATCCTATCTCTGGTTTCGTATTACAACCTCTGAATAGTGACACTACGACCTTCAACTTACAGAAGTGTTTCTACATCTATGATATCGAAGTTGTTCAAGCATTTGAAAGAGGTGTGAATGATGGTATCTATTATCTGACATTACTTTGCGGATCTATTTCACCTACTACAGCAAACTTTAACGACAGGAAGTTCTCACAAAACGTCAACGAAGTATATCCTACGTTTGACAGAGACAACCCTGTTGCTGATCCTCTTGCTGCAGTCTCAGTTGCTGATAACGTTACTATTGGTCTCGTTAATGCTACTGATGGTGCAAACCCAACTCCTGCAAAGGATCCCAAGAGATCTATCACGAAAGAAGGCATTCAGTTCCTCTTAACTGATACAGGTTGGACTCAACCTGGTACTACACCTAACTATGACTCTAACAACGAGAAACTCTCTAATGTGCAACTTACTGCACGAGCTGGCGATGAGGAGACCAGAAAGATCAAAATCAGAGAGAACAACGATGGAACTGTTGCTCCGATCAACGTCGAGTTCAGACGTCACTCAATCCTCAGATCAGGTAATCACACATTTGAATACCTTGGTTTCGGACCTGGAAACTATAGTACAGCGTTCCCGCAAACACAGGTAGAGACTCTAACTCAAGAACAGATTAGGTTCTCTCAGTCAATCAAAGAGGAAGGAGGAGTTTCATTCTACTCTGGACTTAACTCTAACGGTGACCTGTTTATTGGTAACCAAGTTATCAACCCTGTTACAGGTCAGATCACAAACGAAGACATCGCTCAGTTGAACGTTGTTGGTGAAGAGAACACTACGATTCAGACATTCTCTGAGTTGGTTCTTACCGACAAACTCACTGTACTTGGTGGTGCATCTAACCAGTTAGAATCTATCTTCGCAGGTCCTGTTACATTCCAAGGTCTATCAACCTTTACGAATAACATCCAAGCAAGAAAGATTTCTTACTACAACCAAGATGGTACTGTTATTAAGCAAACCTTACTAGCACCTTCATTAGCAAATGGTCAACCCGACTTCTCTAATATCACCAACTACGATACACCTGCTGACGGTGACCTTGTTTATAATATTAACTGGACACCTGGGAAATCTCTTGGTTGGATTTATTACGGTGGAGTGTGGAAAGAGTTTGGTCTCACAGATACTGGTGAGATCAATATTGATACTTTTAATAACACTCAACATATTGGTATTGGTACTGCTGCGGTATCTGGATTCCGAGTTGGGATTCTAGGCAATGCTAAAGTTGATGGTGACCTCGTTGTTACTGGTAGAGGTGGTGTTGGTGCTGATAAGTATATCACTAAAACATATACTGGAGACGGTACAACTCTAACGTTTGCTGTAACTACATATGGTGGAGGCATCAAACACTCTGATGATTCACTTCTAGTGTTCCTTAATGGTGTAGCACAGATCGCAGGAACTAACTATACAGTTGATGCTAACGGTGCTAACGTTGTATTCTCCTCTGGTGATGCTCCACTTGCATCAGACACTGTTCACATCTTAGAACTACCTATCTAATCCCATGGCAATTTCAAGAGTTAGTGGTAATCAGATTGCCACTAGTACCCAAGCAATTATTACAACTTTAAGTTTCTTAAACACTAACTCAGTTTTAAGAATCCCTGCAGGTACTCAGGCACAAAGACCTACTGGTGTTTCAGTTGGTACACTGAGATTCAATACTGACCTTGACTCTGCAGAGATCTACAAAGCAGATGATGGTACAGGTAGTGCAGGTTGGACTCCTGTTGCAGGTGGTGGACCAAGTTTAGGAACTGATAGTATTATTAGAACGAACAATAATGTAATCGCAGAGAATCTTACAGTTGGACCAACTGCTAACGGTGGTGATCCTAAGTTCACCAACGGAATGAGTGCAGGTCCTATCACAATTAATAGTGGTTTCACTGTCACAGTGGAGTCAGGTGCTAGTTGGAGTGTACGATGAAAGTACGAGTACAGAACTTACAAGGATTGACACCTAATTTTAGAGTCACATTAGATCATGATAGTGACTTTGCATTTAAAGGTGGAGCAGAGTTAAGAGTTACAGGATCACAGAGTGCGTTACCATTACCTCATGGTACACCTCAGCAGTTTGCTGATGCAGCAATTAATAAAGCACCCAACAGAGGATATGTGAATGGGCAGATCAGATTCAATACTGCCAGTTCTAGATTAGAAGTATTCAATAACGGAATTTGGGCAGGTTAATAGTAGAAGATGGGGACGTCCCCGACTTGACATTATATCAAAATAGGATTAGAATATGCGATAAGTGTGAGTACAAATCGCCTATTGGTATCTGTACTAAATGTAACTGTGTACTTGCAGTAAAGGCACGCTTTCCAATATTCCACTGCCCTATCAATAAATGGTAATGAGTCCTTTTGCTTCCCAGATGGGTGGCGAACCAGTAATCACAAAGGTAACACATCACAAGAACTTTATTAGTGAGTTTGAAACAAATCTAGATTGTCAACAGATCATTGACTATTATCACTACATTGCAGATAATGGTTTGACTATCAAGAGACACGCAGAGAAAGGTGCTGCTGATTCTCAAATCTTTATGCATGAGTTACCAGTAGAGTACTTTCATGATAATCTATCACGCTCAGTCTTTCAACGTTGGAACTATGTTACTGACCAAGCACTACGAGAGTATGTGCTGAAGTATGACATCTTAACTGGACGTAGGTTTCAACACACTATGGCAAAACTTCAAAAGACAGAGCCAGGACAGGGTTATCATGCATGGCACTATGAAGCAACACCCTCTGCACCATATCGTAAGTTAGCAACTATGATCTATCTGAACGATGGGTTTGAAGGTGGTGAAACAGAATTCTTATATCAACATTGCAGGATCACTCCTAAGGCAGGTAAGTTTGTTATCTTCCCTTGTGACTGGGCATGGACACACAGAGGTAATCCTCCCCTAAATAAAGATAAGTACATTGTTACTGCATGGGTAGAGGAGTATCCAACCCCAGGTCAATAAATAGAAGAAAACGCTTAATAGAATGAGCAACTTAACTGTCGGTAGTCTAGGTGGCATACCTGCATCACTGAATCAAATAACTGTTCCTGCAGGTCATACGTTACAGATTGACGGTAATGTATATCATGATGGTACTGGTGCTTTGCGTCTACCTACAGGTACAACTGGACAAAGACCAAGTAGTCCACAGGCAGGATATATCAGATATAATACAACTGATCAGGCAGTAGAAGTTTATAGTGGTAGTTCTTGGATTCAATATGTTGGAGAGAATGGTACATCTAATGCACCATTTACTTCAATGGCAAACTTATCAAGTAATGACCCTGGATCTGGATATTGGTATATTAGGTTTGATGGTTCAAACACTGAGGAAGTTTACGCATATAAAGATAGTAATAATAAGTATTGGGTGATGGTTGCATCTATCACAGATGATACTTCACATGGTAGGTACACAGGTGGTTCGGATCACTGGTATGGTAACTGGACAACTACATCAACTACTGGTAGTGCAAGGAATGCAATGGGATCTGACTTCAAGTCAAACCATTATAGAGGATGGTCAGCAAATGATGTGTTGATTATGCAAGGGTTTGCTACATCTGGTACACCTTATGATACATCAACAGATGTTGGATACATTAATGGTTGCTTTACCTCTAGAGGTGGTAACATGTATAATATGTTCCGTGATTACATCTCTCTGAACAACCATAGTAATATCGGTGGTACACAGATTAGCGGGATGCAGTTTTTAAAAGGATCTGCACAGGCATCAGATAATAGATACAGAGGTAGCAGTGCAGGTGAACTTAATCCAAATAATACTTGGCATGTTTCACCTGCAAACTGCGAAAACTATACTTTTAGTATGATTAACGCACTTGGTTGTTCATCAAATGGATGTAACGTTGAACACCATGCTTGGGTAGGACAGACAGGTAACAACTACTCAAACCAAAACTTCCCAGAACCTAACTGGTCTGGTAGTTGGGGGATAAATAATCCTGGCTCCCAGAATCATATGTACTGGTTATTCTTCTACGCATAAGACATGAGTACCTTAAACGTTAACACGCTACACGCATCCTCGATGAATAACTTCGAGATTAACTTCGATGATGGAGAGTCGTTGGTTGTTGCAGGTACATGTTTAGCAACTGCTCTGAATAATTTTAAGTTACCCTCAGGAACTACAGCACAAAGACCCTCAAGTCCCTCTGTAGGCATGATAAGATTCAATACAGAAGAACTTCAAGTAGAAGTTTGGAATGGTAGTGCATGGACACAAGTAATCAAAGCATCCTCAGGTGGTAACAATGGTGCAACCCCTGCTACAGCAGCATCTAGTGTTCAAGAACTTATGGACGCAGGTGTTGCTTCAGATGGTAACTATTACTTGAACTTAGATGGTACTACTAGACGCTATTTTGTTCCTATTAATAGTCATCCTTATTATCTTCTTATAGGTAACTGGGGTGGTGGTGGATCTGTATTCTTTAGTAATGCATCATCATTGACAGGACAGAACTTGAATGATACGGGAGACACAACTCCTACGGGTAACTTTACATCTAACTCTACATGGGGTTATTACAGAAACGTAGGTGGTTCTGATTACAGATATGCAACCTTTAGTAATAGGGGTATACAATATCGTTATGTGAAGATGAGATTCAATCTCTACACTTATTACTCTAACGATGGTGTTAATGGACGCAACTTCCTAAATATTTCATCAGGAGTTGGTGATGGTCTAACGATCATGCGTGATAACGCAGGTGCAGGAGACGGTCAGCACATTTTCACATATTATACTGCTATCTCTAACAATGATGGTAACTCATGCCCATCAGTAGCAGGAATGCAACCAACTCACGTCCAAGCAGGTAACAACCCAGGTGGTTTCATGGGTAACAGATACACATGTTTCTCTAGATCTGGATCTGGTTTTACCTCAGAATATGTGAGAAACTTTACAGTACAGCCAGGAGATAACTCTGGTGGTACTGGACCAAACGTATTTAATGGTGATGCATGGTTCACCGTTGATCTTGGCACATCATACTCAGATGATATGCACGTTGTTATTCACTCAGACCAAGACAGTGGAAACGAGGATACATACCTTAAGAGAGGTTGTGTACTTGTTCGACCTGCATAAATAATACGAAGGAGTAAAAACTACACATGTCTCAGTTAAATGTTGATAAAGTTGTATCCCTAACAGGGGGAGCAGGAACCGCTGAGTTCCAACTGGAGGCGTCTGGAAACTTTAACTTTGACTCTGGTACTCTGTATGTTGATTCTACAAACAATAGAATCGGTATTAATGATGCATCACCTAGTTATACCTTAGATATTGCAGGTACAGATGCTATCAAAGTTCCTACAGGAACTACAGCACAAAGACCTGGCTCACCAGTAGAAGGACTATTCAGATATAATAGTACAGATAGAACTTTTGAAGGATACTCATATGATTCAGATGCAGGTGCAGTTCAATGGGGTCCGATTGCAGGTGCAGGTGGTGGTGGAATCCCTGATCAGTCCACAAACAGATATTCAGCATCATATACAGTTGGAGCATTATTAAGATCAGACGGAACTAACGCATATTGGTCATTTGATGGAGAAAACGATACAGGGTGGTCAACAGCAAGAATTTGGACACATGGATATGTTGGTGGTGGATACCAAAATGGTTCTCCTTGGAGAAACGTAAACAGAACGGTACACTCTACAGATACATCAACAAACTTAGGAGATATTTTAGACAGATCAGGTGCTTACATGTCAGGATCATGGCATGATACTAGGCACTTCTTTCACTCTATGGAGAACACATATAGAGGTTCTTCAAACTATACTAATGCAATGTCAATGTCAACTGAGACTGGTGTAGCACATCAATCACAGTGGAACATGACGGTGAACAGAGGTTCAATGGGATCTCACCAAGATCATGTGTTTGCAGGTGGATACTCTTACCTATATGGTGGTGGTAACTCAAGAACTGACGTGTTCAACTTGAAGACTGAAACTATGAGAACCTCAGGTTTCCCACCAAACTATGATGATGGTGGCGATGACCCTACTTGGGGTGGACATGGTAGACTCTATGGTTGGGTCAAGAGAGGTGGTACTAGAAGAGGTCAGTTCTTCAAGACTGAATCTTGGGTATCATGGGAACATGGGCCAGGTGGTGATGGTTGGAAAAAGATTCTTCCTACTATGTTAGGACATATGTACGTTGGTACAGGAAACAACAACCAGAACGGAAACCAGAAGTGTAGTGACCTTACTGGTATTCAAGTCAGAGGTCTTAACTTCGGTAACATGGGTGAGGAAAACTTTGAAATGGGTATGAGAAAAGGTTATTGCTTAGGTAACTATAATGGTGCACAGAACAATAACACATTCAAAGTGAACTATAATAGTGATAGTTACAACAACTTAGGTGGTAGTTCACCACCAACAGGACATGGTGGCATGTCTTCCGCACACTGCTCTTCTTCCAGTTCTGTATCTGGACAGGGCAACTACGACTACGGTACTAACATCCCTAACTACTAATGAGCAGCACAAACTTAAATGACATCATCGTAATTGATGTTGAGAAATTCCCAAAGGTGGGCGAGTGGGGTATCCAAGTTGGTACTCACCTAGGTCTAGAGGTATATCATCTTGCAGATGAGTTTTACAAATATATCCCACAGAACATCACATATCTTAGATTCCCTAGTAAAGAAGGAGTCTTAGGAGGAAAGTACTGGGGAGAAATCAGACATGAAAAATCAGCATATGGTGTAAACGAGGAAGGAACTACAAATAAAGAGAAAGAAGTTATTGCAGATACTACATTCTCCGAGTATGTTATACCTTTTATGAAAAAGGTTATGACTATGAGTGTACAGGAGATCTTTGAGCATAGACTCAACGTCCTTAAGACTGACTTCTCTACACTTGAACAAGAAACATGGACAGATCAGTTATGTGAGGCAACCGCATATATTGCTGATAATGACTTCGAGACAAAACTTATACATAAGTTAGCAGAGGTCAGGGACTTGACAACTTTGCAGTTTGCAACTAAAATAGTTGACAAACAGTCTGAGTTCTCAACTAAACTCTATGACCTAGCAGTCGCTGAACAAAAGATGATCCATATTATTACTGGATGTACTAATGTTCGTGAACTGAATGTTGTTTTAGAAGATTATTTCTCTGAAGCAATGTCTAATAAACAATGTCTTGAATATGGCAGATGCACAACCAATGAAGAAACAGGAAACATCGAACGAAAAGAACCTTTCGACTACTCAGGCGGAATCAAGTTCTGATTATGGCGACTATAGAGTCGCAGATGTATTAAAAGAACTTGAAGATATTGACCCTTGGCATACAGACCAAACTTCCGAGAAGTTAATGGCATGGTCTGAGCAACAACACTTTGGTCAGACCGAGTTCCAAAACAAGTATTACGTTGTTAACAGTCAGGTCACACCTTACAGGCAGATCAGACAGGCAATGATGGAGATCCAAGGTAGGACTAACTCTCTATCTAAAAGTACTATTCAACTCAAGCGATGTATGAATGACATTGCTAGGGTTAAACATGACATGAATGACCCGCTAAGGGATGAGTTTGAGAAACAAGATAAGCAATATGAACTAGAGTTGTTGTATCTTGACAGGCAGATCTGGATTAACAAGATCAAGCAATGTAAAGAAGAACTCGATGGTCTCTTTAATATCATTAAGGAGAAAGCAGGAACTGAAGATCCTGTAGAGATCACAAACATTCTAGAGGACAAAGCACTAGAGGAAGTTGAAGAGCATAAGTACTGGATTGCTCGTATGGGTAAACAGTCTGCTATTGACTTATTGACTACTGGTAGAGTTCAAGCAGGTAACTTAGAATCTATCTTACAAATGAACCCAGAAGATCAGGCAGCATGTCTAGATCTCGCAATGACTTATTCTACTGCTGTTAATCGCTCAGTGGGCGGTATCAAGGCAGCAGCAGAAGATAGAGTCGATAAAATGATGGAAGGTAAACCACCTCAACTATTTGATACAGCAGGAGTTCTCTCTGATTATGCACACAACAACCTCCAAGAACGTCTTCAGTCTTCCGATAAACCCGAAACTGAGTCCTGAGTTTCTTGAAGAGGAGTTTATTCCATTCCTGTTACGCAACGGACATGTAATATACGACTTATATTTTACAACACGAATGCCCCCATTCATGCAAGATGCTATGGGGGATGTTTTTCGTACCAATGCTGATGCTCAGGGGTCAGCACAGAACGCATTATATGTGTCGGAAAAGACTGGTATTCCTTTATCAGCAACCTTTAATAATATATGGGTTAGACCAGATCAGAGAAACTTAGATGAGTTCATCAAGAACTTTAAGTTTCTATATGACAATGGTGTGAGGTGTGCAACGATACCTCATACATCATGGATCATGACTGGACAAATCCAGAAAGAGTTTCCAGAACTAGAGATTAAGAATACGATCTTACGAGAGGTAACTAAACCTAATGAGATTGTATCGCTTGCGAGTGCAGGTTTTCATTATATAAACCTTGACAGGGATGTAATGAGAGATAGAGATCTGTTGCTACGCATCATGGATGCAAAGAAATATTGTGAAGAAAAGGGTAATCCAATCAAACTATCATTGCTTGCAAATGAGCATTGTTGGGGTGGTTGCCCTATCATGCCAGAGCATTATCAGTACAACAGTACAAGAACAGGAAGCGAACCTCAGTATTTTAATAGTCAGATCAGTCGTGTCTCATGTCAACGATGGGATGCATATGATGCTGCACATGAACTGAAAGCAGCAAACATTCCACCTTGGAAGAAGGACTGGCAAGAGTTCTTGGATCTTGGCATTGATGTATTCAAGTTACATGGTAGAGAAGATGCTATGAGACTGAAAGAATCAATGGATCTCATTGAAAGATGGCAAGATCCTTTGAGTCCTCTGATGTTCCCTCACTTTGAGGAGTACATGGAAGATGTGGACATGCCTGATGCCCCTATAAATATCTGGCGAGAGAAGATCAAAACGTGTCGATTTGATTGTTGGGATTGCAACTATTGCGAATCTGTGCTAGACTCTCGATTAAAGAAGCAAAAACGTGAAATGAATCCACTCGTAGATCACGCTATCCGAGCGATTGACGGTGCTGTTGATAACAATTCAAACTTTGATCCCAAAGGTTATAACGTACTCGGTCTTTCATCTAATAAGGTAAGACACTTACTTAACAACCTATGCAATGAGCGTGGGACAGTA